GAGCATGGACTCAGCCGTAAAGGATTTAGAGAAATATGGTGAATACAATCGAACTTATGTAGGGAAAGAGAAAAAATGGTTCTTAAAGAAAGCAGCACGAATCAAGGATGGCAACGGAAGAAATGAGACATTAAAGCGTCTTTTAGAGTCTCCTAGGGGCAGGACTAATGGATATACCTTTATGACTTCAAATATTATTAATACTCAGTTAACAGGAGTATCAACAAGGATTACAGCTTCTAGAGCGCAATTTATTAAGAAAACGGCTGCGGAAGTCTTAGCGAAAACGGTTGAGGCAGATAAACTCTTGGGTAAGTCACCTGTGAATATGGCGAACGTTATTGATTGGACCACAGGGTCAACAGTTTATAAGACAGAAAAAGGAAGCAATTGGATCGTTACAATGATCCATGAGATCGGTCATCAGGTTCATGCCAAAGGTTCAGGCGGTGTTGCATTAGGAAGCAAATGGAAGGGGCTAGGGGGAGTTGCAAAAGTTACGGGTTATGCATATAAGAATCCTCGCGAACAATTTGCGGAGGGCTTTGTGCAATATGTTTTAAATCCTGAAGGTTTAAAGCAAGAAGCCCCTAGAGTTTATAATTGGGTCGAGGAGACATTGGAGGAAGCTCTAAAATGACTCTGATTGAAGTTATGGAAATGACAAGAGCCTGGCCGAGGGATAAGACTGTCCCTCAGAAGCTTGCTGATGCAATAAACAAGGCTAAGGGAGAGGAGGAAAAAGAAAAGATGGGATGGTTGATAGAGGGGTTATATGTTGACTGTCGATCAGATAAAGATATAAATATTTTAAAAGCGGTCTTTGATTAGCAAAGTTTAACCGTAACGGGTAAACTATCTTTAAAGTTTAATTTAGGCTCATGGCTCGTCGATATGTAAGGGACAAGGTAGGCCGTTTTGCGTCTAAAGGCGGAGGCAGTAAAGGCAAAGGCGGCAAGATGGGCAAGTCAGCTAAGAATACAAAGGCAAGGGCGGCTTATAAGAAGCAGTCAGGGAAGTTAAGAGAGATGAAGAAGCTTAATAACCAAATGAAGGCAGGGTCTAAGAGTTCACAGAAATATTGGAAGAAACAGCTAGGCGGCGCAAAGTCAGGCATGACCCGTGTAACTAATAGGCTTGCAGGCAAGGGCAAAGGCCAAGCGGCTGGCAAGGCAGTGGGAACTGGGCCAAAGAAAGCAAGAGGAATTAAGAAGAAAAGAGGAGCGAAGCAATACGACAACACTACTAACCAGATGTTTAAGTCGAGAAAGCTAAAAAGAGATTTAAAGCGTAAATACCCTGAATCGAAAGCATCGAAACGAGTAGCAGCAAAAGCAAAGAAAACCACAGCCGCAAAGAAAAAGGTAGCAGCAAAGAAAAAAACTTACGGAGGTCTAACACCTAAACAGCAATATAAAGCAGCTACAAGTAAGGCCCGTGCATCTAAGTCAGGTTATGCACAAGACAGAGGCCAAGGATATGACAGGGCTGGGAAGGCCGCAGGAAAAGGAAAAGTAAAGAGGTCAATGAAACTCCCTGGAACCGATTCAGCAAGAGGCGTTGGCTCGGCTAAGGCTCAGGTGACAAAGCTACAGAAGAAATTCAGAAAAGGAACTACACAGGGCAAAGGTTACGGATTATCTAAGAAAGGACAGAAAGCGAAGAGTACGTTTAGAGATTTAAAGAGACAAAGAGGCGGCGTCACTAAAGGCAAGGGAACAATTGCCCAAAGGAAGAAGAGTCTGAATGTCAGAACGACCCAACAGGCTTTTGGGATGAAAGTTAAGAAGCCAGTAAGTAAGGCTGCTCAGAAGTATATCGGTAAGCAAAATGTTGAAGCTTCTAGGGTTGCAGCTTCGAGGGGCAAAGGCAGCAAGGCGAAAAGGCGCATCGAGCAGATTAGGGGTAAAAGAGGTTAATCCCCATCAGCAATAAAATCGCCTAGCGTTTCAAGGCCTTCCATTACGTTGGCCCAGAACTCAGGCACTAACAAAACATCGTCTTGGCTGTCAGCTTTACCTATTGTAATAACATCAGCCATTTCGTTTCCTGTGACGACATAGACCACTGACTCGTTGCCTTCACCATCAACGTCTGGGACGGAGGCAAGAAGTTCGCGTAATTCTCTAACGGTGAAGCCTTCTTCTTTAATGATTGGGCTAGGCATGGGGTTGACTCCTAGTGGTTTCTGCTAACTTAGTAGAAAACTAGCCTTACGGGTTATTTATGTCTGACGAAAACATCGAACAGTCTACGGCTGTTGATCCCTCTGAACTTGACGCACTAAAAAGGAGTATCGAGGGATTAGAAAAGAAAAACTTTGAACTAATAGGCAAATTAAAGAAAAAAGAAACGCCTGAACAACCAAGCGATTATGAAGAGCTTGTTGAATTTAAAAGGCAAGCCGAACAAAAGGAATTAGAAGCCAAGGGTGAATATTCCAAAGCATTGGAATCAAGGGAGGGGCAATTCCGTGATGCGGTAAAAGAAAAGGATGACAAGATTAAAAAGCTCGAGGCAAAAATCCGTGATCTTCAATTAATTTCACCTGCTCTTTCTGCTTTATCTAATGCGGTGCATGATACTGATTACGCATTGGAGAAATTAGGAAAGGATAAGTTTGAGGTAGCAGACGATGGCACTGTTGTTTATGTTGATGAGTTCAGCAAAATGACAATAGAGGAAGCCGTTCAGAAAAAGTTAGCAGCTAATGAGCGAACAAAATGGGTCGTTAAAAAACCTGTTGCTCGCGGCGGCGGTGCTTCTCAATCAGGATCATCAACAGGCAGCGGTGTAGACGAAGGTGATTTAAAACATTTCTTAAAAGGATCTGAAAATTTAAGTGAACAGACTCGTATTTATAAACAACAAGGGCCAGAAGTTTGGAGGAAGCTTAGAGAATTGGCAGAAAGCCGCTAGTATGTTGAGTAATCACTGAAAAATAGGTTACGCCTGTCTGGTGAGTTAATGGGTTACGCCCAAACTGCAAAATTATCTGAGTAATTAAACATGGCTCCTACAAGACGGAGTGATGTCATCATCCCAGAGGTTTTTGTTCCTTACGTCGTACAGGCGACCACTAACCTAGACCGCTTTTTGCAGTCTGGAGTTGTACAGCCATTGGCGGAACTGAATGGAACTGAGGGCGGTGACTTCGTAAATATACCTTTTTGGGGTGCAAACCTTTCAGGAGATCAAGAGGTTCTATCTGATAGCACTTCATTGACACCTGGCAAGATCAGCACAGGCAAGCAAATCGGTGTGCAGCTTCATAGAGGCCGCGCATTCGAGGCAAGAGACTTAGCTTCTATTGCCGCTGGTTCTGATGCTATGGCTGCAATCGGCAATAAGCTTGCTGCTTATATTGCTAACCAAAGGCAGAAAGATCTTCTTGGCGCTTTGGAAGGTTGCTTCGGATCACTTAACGCTAACGATTCAAACAGTGCATTCTTTGCAATGTGCGTTGATTCAGAAAGTGGTGATTCACCTGCTGTTCTAAGCCCTAGAACTGTTGCCGCTGCAAGAGCCAAGTTCGGCGAACAAGGCGACAAGCTTACCGCTGTTGCTATTCATAGCAATACTTACTATGACTTGGTTGAGCGTAAGTTGATTGATTACGTTTCTACTGCTGATGCACGTGGTACAACCACAACTCAGTCAGGCGGAACAATGGCAAACGCTTATGGTGGCGACGACAAAGTTCCTACCTTCTGCGGTTTAAATGTCATTTTCTCAGATGACGTAAGCAAGACAGGTTCAGGTGCAACTTCTGAGTATGCGGCTTATTTCTTTACAGCAGGTGCTGTTGGAAGTGGTGAGCAAGCAGCTTTAGACATTGAGCAAGATAGAGATATCTTGGCCAAGTCTGATGCCATCAGTTACGACGCACATTATTGCTATCACCCAGTTGGTAGTAAGTGGGCTGTAACTACAACAAACCCAACCGTTGCTCAGTTAGGTACTGTTGCAAACTGGTCTAAGGTTTATGAAAACAAGAACCTCGGTATTGCTCGCGCAACCGTAGTTTCTAACTACGATTAAGGGGTACTAACTAATGACTTCCGTTTTTGAAGCTGTTGGTGGCAAGGCGATCGGTTACGTTTCTGGCGGAGCCGTTACACAAGCTACTAACAAAGGAACAGGTGTGACGCTTAACACAACAAGCGGTCAGATCACCATGAACAACGCTGCTTTGGCTGACGCGGCTGAAGTAACTTTCACTGTTACCAATGACAAGGTTGCCGCTACTGATGTAATCGTGGTCAACCACGGTTCAGCAGGAACAGCAGGAGCCTATTGGATCATTGTTTCAACAGTTGCTGCTGGTTCATTCAAAATCTCAGTTGGAAACCTTTCAGGAGGTTCTCTAAGTGAGGCGATTGTTTTGAACTATGCAGTTCTGAAAGGAGCCGCTAGCTAATGGGTATGTTCTCTTTTAGGAGAGCAAAGGAAAGGGAGGCTGCTGAAAAAGCGGCCTCTATTCCACCCATTGAAACTCCTAAACCAAAGCGCAAGCGTCAACCTAAAACTAAAGTTTCTGATAATGGCAATCACGATAGTGGCGACAGCGGGAGCTGCGAACGCAAATAGCTACCTCACATTGTCAGACGCCGACGATCTTATTGATGGTCTTGTTAAAGATGATGATGTTGTTGCATGGGCGTCCGCCTCAGTAGACGATCAAAACCGCGCTTTATATACAGCGACGGAGCGAATTGACCGCGAGCGATTTTTAGGTGCAAAAGCAACTGATACCCAAGCTTTACAATGGCCGCGTACTGGAGTAAGAAAACCTGATACTTATGTCAATACTTACGCAACAGGCTTCCCGTTTCGTATAACTGCTGATTTTTTTACTGATACTGAGATCCCAGAACAATTAAAGAAAGCTCAAGCTGTTTTGGCTTGTTATTTGAACAACAACAAAGACTCTTTAAATTTAACAGGATTAGAGGCTTATCAAAGAGTCGGGGTTGGAGGAGTAGCAGTAGAACCATATAGATTTGGAGCTGTTGGCTTCAACAATATCCCCCCAATGGTGGAGAGATACTTTGTTGGTATTAGACTAGGGGGACCAAGTACCGTATCTATCAAACGGAGCTAATTATTATGGCTTTTGAATTTACATCTGCAACAATCATCACTGATACAAGTGCGCATACAGGCCGCTTTGGGAAAGTTCATGCGTTAGCCGATGCTTCTTGTACTTTTGTCTCTGGTGATCTTACCGAGAATGGGTCTTCAACCATTAATGGGATCACTATGAAAGCAGGGACAGAGATCGAGGATGTTGTTATCACTAGCATTACTTTGGCTAGCGGTCAGGTTGTCGCTTATAGAGTCTAATGTCTTTTGCTGACGCTTTACAAAAGGCAGTTAATAAGATCAACCAAATTCCTGGTATAGGAGTTGATGTCACTCTCCGACGTATAACGCTGGGGAGTTATAACACTTCAACAGGTGAGATTGCAGAAACAGCTTCAGATTCAACAGTCAAAGGTGTTTTTGAAGAGGTCACGCAAAGAGAGGTTAATGGGTTAGTTCAGGCTGATGATAGAAAGTGCATGATTAGTGCATCGTCCGTTAGCAACGTCCCAACAACAAAAGATAAAGTTGTTTTTAACAGTGTTACTTATCAAGTCATTAGTGTGAAAACAGTCTCGCAAGCAGGGGTAGATTTAACCTATGAATTAGTGTTGAGGGCTTAATGAGAGAGGTTCCCCCCGATAAGATTGGTGACTTTGCAGAGGAACTAATCACCGTGTTATTGCAGACAACAGTATTAGAATCTGATGCACGTTTGAAGGTTGGAACTCCTGTTGATACGGGGAGGCTGCGAGCAGGATGGCAAATCGGAGAGGACATAGTCCCTCAGGGAGTACCAGTTGGCGAATCTTTTGGCGATAAGGGAACAGCAAAAATGATTACAAGCCCGTCAGCGAATGCAGTGCGAGTTGTTCGGACTGGGCCGAAAGGGGCTAATTACACTCCTGGCAAAGAGAATGTAGAGAGTGTTTATACGATTTCAAATAATTTAGAATATGCGGAACCTATTTGTTATGGATCAGGCCGTCCAGAATCATGGGTGAAGTCAGGGACGACAGGAAGCACACAAAACCCCCCGCCTTGGGTAGAAGAGATCGCCAAAAGTATGCAGAAGTATATTGATTACAACTGGGACAAAATTACAAAGAACAATTAAATGGCCGCTACTAATCTCAACACAGTCAGATCAACAGTCGAAGGTCGTCTAAAGACCGAACTGGATGGCTCGCCCGCCATTCCTATCGTCTTTAATAATATGCCTTATACTCCAACGCCCAATAGCAGTTGGTGTCAGTGTAGTTTCAGCTTTAGCAGTAGTTCTTACTTGACGCAAGGAGGAACTTCTGGCTCTGCTAATTTATTAACAGGCATTACCTCAGTTAATATCTTTACCCCAAAAGGAGTCGGTGCGGGGGCAAATCTAACAATTGGCAAGCGCATTAGAGATCTTTACAATAGGATTAATATTTCAGGCGTTTATTTTGATTCCCCAATTGGGCCTGAAGTAATGACAGCCCCTTCACCTGAAGGCTACTATCAAACACAAGTTAGAATGACTTTTGAAGTTACCGAGGAACTCTAAACATGGCTCTTACTGAAGAACAGCTTGACGCTATTGAGGCTGTTAAAGGCAAAAGGAATCCAGCCTTATGGGATCCTCGTTGCCAACAATATTTAGAGAACAAAGGTAATCCAAAGGCTATAAAACCTGTAACTAAGTCCGATAAGGGCTAAACTTTCCACATCATCCCCTTTTAATTAAATGGCTGTTTATCGAGGTGAAGAGGGTTCTGTTAAATTCAAGAACTCTGCTGGCACAACTGAAGCTGTTGCCCAAACAACTGCATGGAGTCTTGACATCTCAAAAGATGTTTTGGACACAACATCTCATGGCGATACTGCAAGAGCGTTTGTTGGCTCTTTGGTTTCTGGTACTGGTTCTGTTGAATTTAATTACACAGCAGCGACAGGAAACGAAACCAAGAATCTGTTAGACGAAGTTTTGGTAACTGAAGACGCTGCCGATGCTCAGTTTGAG